CCCCGTCAATGCCCCTGCCAAATGGCAAGGCCACAGTCACGGCAAAGGCCGCGCCATCGATGTCAGCTCTCTTTGCTTGAGCGCCGATAGCGTAATTGCCTCGGTTGTCTTTGCTCTTTGTGACGTGGTCAATTGTCAGGATGCCTGCGCCACCTATTCGAAGGGGCTTTAAGACCTTCTGTGAGAAGTGAGTAGCATCTTTATTCTTCTCTAAATCTAGGCCAAGTAAGTTCATAGCTGCATTGACCCCATCAACGACAATGAGAGTGGGCAGATAAGCCATAATCTGAGTTCTCATAATCTCGCCAATACCTTCTCCCAATGGCTCATCAGGGTTTGCGTATCTAAACATTTTGAACTTGTCTGACTTGATTCTCAAGGTCTTGAGCCGATTAAGGATAGAGCGAGCCGAATCTTCGAAGTCTAAATAGAAGACGATGTTGTTCTTCTCTAACTCTTGTCTGATGGCTTCAAGTGCAATCCAAGTCTTGCCTGATTCAGACTCGCCAAAGATGGCATTTATCTTGCCTGCATAGAGCAGACAGTTGCCATCCTCTCGTCTAAGCATTGAAGGCGGCTCTTCTTTTTCTAACTCTGACTCGCCAATCTCTTTTGGAATCCAAGAGGACTCTTTGATATTGCCTTCCTCATCGTGTAGTTGAACAAGTGAAGGTGAGTGAACTTCTAGGCTAGTTAACTCTTTCCGAGCCTCGCCATAGCCCTGACTTCGCAGGGCGCGGGCAGAGGCAGTGAAATCTCCTTGATGCTCGACAAGTGTGAAGATGGCAAACTTTGAATAAGAGCGTTCAGGTTCAAACTGTGTTGAGCTGCTAAAGACGAAGAACTTGTCATTGCCTGCGTGATTTGTTGTGGCGCTGATGCCTTCAGACTTGCCTGGTCGCCTCCAACTCGTCACACCTGCCTTGTTGGTATAAACCTTCTTCCAACCTAGAGGCTCTAAGACCTGCTCCCAAGTGACTTTGGCGTTGTAATCATCGCCAGGGGTTAAATTGCCACCTTTTGGCGCAAGTTCCTCGGTGACAAATTCAACCTTTGGAACGCAGTCAAATGTGGCAAAGAGTTGATGTAGTCCTTCGCGCTCGGCGACTGTCAGTGTCGGAATAGACTTGGCCGAGCCGACCAACATTGTCCACGCTCCGCCTGACGGGTGGCAGGTGCCATTTGTCGGTGCGACAATGACAAAGCCTCCCTCGCCTCTTGTTTCGGCTAAGACCTCGACTTTGTCCTCATCGCCTGGCTTTCTTGCAAGTTTTGTATTGCCAGGAACTTCTCCGTCAATGCGATAGAGCCAATGGATTCCGCCTGATGGAGTCATCTCAACATACCCATTGTTGATGCGATCCCATACTTCGCCAAGGCCAGCGTTGCCTGCCATCTCTTTCAAATCAAGGTGCATCTTGTCGGCGACAGCTCTTCCTTCAAGCTCTAACATCTCAAGGTTGCCTGAAACTTTGCCACAGATAACACCAACGCCTTGAGCATCTGCAAACCAAGTCATCAACTCTGCCGTTGTCGGCCTAGTTTCTTGATATTGCTTCCAAGAGGCAATGCCAGGGCGCTTGGTGCCATCGGTTGCCACCGGCACAACTGAAATGCCTTGATTAGCAAACTCTAAGGCCGTCAAGAGTATATCTGTTTTCATCTTTCCCCCGTCTAATTCTTAACTAATGATTCTGTTTATGATCCACTGCACAACAGGCACCGCCACCGCATTGCCCATTTGTTTATAGCGGTGCGAATCGGCTTGGTCATCTGTCCATCCATCGGGGAATCCTTGTAGGCGTTCACACTCTGTCGGTGTCAGGCGGCGCACTGTTGATGTCTGGAAAACAGTTCCAATGGTTTCATTGTTTGCGCTATGCGCCTTGATAGTTTGACTTGTGTCGCTTACTTTTTGATTGAATGTATCAAATGCGACTGCGTGACCACTAACTCTGTCCAATGTAAACATCACCTCTCCATCGTCTGCATATCCTTTGCCCTGTGGGCCTGCTTCATCGCTTCTACCAATGACAGTTCCTTGAATCGGAAATACATAAGGCACTCTTGCCCCTCCTGTTCCCCAGTATGTTGCAACTGTCGGTGAATAATTCTCATAAATCCTTACATCATCAACTCTTGTGGCTTCGAAAATAATCACTGTTGCTCTAGTGTCACCAATATCAAAAGCATTCAATGTTGGCACTACCCCCCCCGCAACCAAGTTTCGTCATCGTCACTTGTCTGCGCTCTTTTAGATTTAACGAACCACATCGATAATTGCTTTGTTATCTAATAAATCGTCTGAGGTTATTCCTTTGTAATCTCTAGCAGCTAAAGTTCCTGAAACTCCTCGTTCGCCACTTGATTCAGTGCCTCTTGCAATGGTGGTGGCAGAACCTTTCCTCGGCGAGTTGCCCTTCGCAAGATACCCTGCGCGGCCTTCTGCGATAGCGAGTATTTCTTCAGGTGATCCCCCTGAGTTTCCAAGACATCCGACAATGAAGACTCTGCGCCGTCTTTGGGGAACTCCGAAGTATTGAGCATCAAGCACCCGCCAAGCGATGCGATACCCGCGCTCGACCAACGCTTCAACGACACAGGCCATATCTCTTCCGTTATTCGAGGAAAGTAAACCAGGCACATTTTCGAGGATAAAGTTTTCCGTTCTTGTTTCGTCAAGGAGTCGGCAGATTTCCCAGAAAAGTCCACTACGCGATCCCGCCAACCCTGCTCGCTTTCCAGCAACGGAAAGGTCTTGGCAAGGAAATCCACCTGTGATGATTCCGCCGGTTGGATTAAATCCTGCTGCTCGTAATTGTTCACCGCTTACCCCCTGAATATCGCCGAAAATTGTGGAGTTCGGAAATCTCCTTTGTAATACTTTTTGCGCGTTCTTATCCCATTCCACCGATGCAACAACCTTGACTCCTGCTCGCTCAAGAGCTAAGTCAAAGCCACCGACACCGGCAAAGAGTGAAACTGCTGTTCTCATATCTCCCCCATCATTGCTTGCAATAATTCAACACCTAATGCGTAAGGCACCCGTGATCGTTCTTTACTCCCCTTCAGACCTTGTGTTCCTGTCTTTGAGCCTCTTGGTGCTGCTTCGTGACAAGGCGCTCCGTTCTTACACATTGGCCTTGGGGTCCAATTTGGAACTACTCCCCACAAATCAGTTGGCTTCATTCTTGTATCACCATATTGGCAGTATGTCACTGTTTGTCTTTGCAAGCCTGCGACAACAGGCAATTTGCGAAGCATTCCTCTTGGGTTTTCAATCAGAAATCCAAATTGAGGATTTAATCCTTCAAGAAGTTTGCGCGTATGAGCAACGAGTTCTTGGCTCTCCATAGCCGCTTGAGTTTTCGGAACTGGATTCAAACCACCTGATTGCCAATGATGCCCCATTGATGCCACACTAAAGGCGGTGCAAGGTGGAGATGCCCAAACGAAATCAGGCTGACCATAAACTTCTCGAAGGTAATCAACAGTTAAATCAAAGACATCAACATTTTCATCGGCTGCGAAGTAAGTATCTAGTTCAAAAGTATAAACTTTTTGTTGTGCTTCTTTGAAAGCTTGTGTTGCCGAGCCTGTGCCTGAAAATAAATCAAAGATAATGAGGCTCACAACAAGCGACCCTTCATCTCTTCAATTGCAAACTCAATGCGAGCTTTGGCAATTGGCAGATATTCATCGGTTAATTCAATTCCAACAAACTCAAAGCCTTCATACATCGCGGCCTTGCCAGTTGAACCGCTACCCATAAACGGATCAAGAACGATGCCGCCAGGCGGTGTCACCAGGCGACAGAGATAGCGCATTAGCTCGGTTGGTTTAACTGTTGGATGATGATTTTTCAATTGATTGCCACTGCGACCAGCGCCAGCAAATGGGGTGTCGCCACCTTTTGCCTCCAAGTTCTCCCGATAGGACTCATAAGGCGGAGCTTTAACTTCAAACCCATCAAGGCCCTCATTCCTGTCGCGCTTGCTTGCCTTGGCGCAGTAGAAGAAGCGAGCGGCGCTGCCTTTCCCATCTTTTTCACCTTGACCAAAATACTCAGATTTTCCGCCACCAAATTCGCCATAACCTGTGACTTTTGTTTTTGCCCAATGACCACCACCAGCATTTGCAGGAAACAACTCCACAACCTCGTCACTGCCATCGTGAATGACATTGGCGGGCCAGCGGCCTGTGTGATTTTGATAAGTAGATGTGTCGCTACCGCGATTAGGTTCACCACCTGCAAAAGTTCCTTTGGGCGCGTGATGAGTTGAAACTATTTCACTGCCAACCCTGCTCCCATCAATGTTCAACCCGCCAGTGCCATAGGTCAGCACATTGGCGGCGACAGTGCCGATGAGAGGCTTGCGGGCGACAACGATGGGTTCGTGCGCTGGCTTAAGCGCCGTTCCCCAGCCCTGCCATTGCTTCGCCTCGGCGGTGGCGGGGGCGGTGATGAATTGTGGAACTGTATCTCCGCCATATTCTCTTTGACCTTGCGCATAATTATTGCCACGAATATCAGGTTGCATTCTTGCTATTCCTAAAACCTCGCGCTCTGCACCTGCCTGCTTATCAATTCCTTTGCTTACATCGTGCGACTTAGGAAAGCCACTACCATAAATCCACATTATCTGATCGCGGATTTCAAAACCAGCATCTTCAATGGCAACTGCCATTCGGTGATAAGTGCGAGAGCCGCTAAAGGCGAGCAAGTGACCGCCTGGCTTTAACACCCGCATCACTTCTTGCCATAACTCAACAGAGTAGGCAACACCTGTCGCATCCCAACTCTTGCCCATAAAGCCAAGCTCATAGGGCGGGTCGGTGACGACAGAATCAATGCTGTTATCAGCCAAGTTCTTTAGAACCTCACGATTGTCGCCGTGATGTATTTGGTATGACATTTCTCCCCTTACTTGCTAATCGAGTGCAGTGGCAGGAATCGAACCTGCCGATGAATGACCCCGTATCTCATCGCTCCCAAGCCCTGCGGTGGTTGTCGGTGGAAAGGTTGCACCGACAACCTATGACATCAGGCGGTGACGGAAGGAAAACCGCCTGATTCAAAGTCTTTAAGGCTTTGCTCCTAGTTGAGCAAGTAGAGCTGCGACTTCAGGTGATAAACCTTCTAATCCCGCAGGCACAGGCGCAGGCGCAGGCGTTGCCATCGGCGCAGGCTTAGCCCCTGATGAAAGATAGGCATTTGCCTTTGCCAATGCTTGCGCATCTGTTGTGGCATCGAGCAGAATCCAAGGCGCGCTCTTGCCAGGCTTGGCAGTGCCTTGGCCTATGCGAGCCAATACTTTGTGACCGATTTTGGTCTTCAGCGAATTGCGTAGGGCGACATTGAACCAAAGCAAAGAACTATATTCTGTGTTTGTATCAAGGTCATAGACATTGACTTCGACTGCCTCGGCGATGCCGTGAACAGTTTGAATCCCTGTCTTGTATTCAGTAGGCGTGATGATGAGCAAGTGATTGGCAAGGTCTGCCACTTTCACTGACTCGCTTTGTGATCCTGGTGATGCGAAGGTCATTCCCCCGACTCCTTTTCTGTTTGTTTGTTCATTTCATCTTCTTCATTATTTTT